GCCCAAACCTGTTGTCATAATTTATCGACCTCCATTAAAAACAACGTTTACATGTATGTGTCGCGGATCTCGACCGTCACGTATCCCGAGCCGATGGATTGCAGGTTCACTCCCACCGACCCGCCCGGAGGAACCGTCGGGAAGCCGCGCGACCGCAGGTTCCTGGACACGTCCAATCCGCCGATGCTCGCCGTGCGGCCGCGCGAGTCGAGGACGAGCGGCACATCGCCTACGGCCTCCTGATAGTCCAGGCTCATGTCCAATCCGGGGAAGACAATCTGCACGCCGTTCGGCCATGGCCCCTGCACTGTGAACACCGGATATGCGCGGCTCGTGCCGTTGTTGACGAGCGTGCACGCGTTGCGCGCGTCCGTCGCGGCCAGGCCATAGAGAAGCGGATAGGCGAGCCCTTTCGCCGCGGCGCCATAGGACAGTCCCACATGATCCGATTCGACCGACGGCAGCAGCTGGCAGCGCTGCGGCAGCGTGGACGTGATCTCCGGCCGGTCGCATTCGATGGTGACGGTCACGCCGTCGATGGTGACGCTGTCGCC